CAGATATTAAAGAATAACTCATTTTACACTCCGTTTATAGAATTAAATTCAGTAAGAATATCTTGAATTTGAGTTGGAATACGAAGTTGTCCTTTAAAATTATTTGGGTATAATGAAGTAAAACCTTTTATTCCGTTTGCTTGTGCAATAATCCACCACAAAGAAGTGTCTTGATAATATTGATTTGCTAAATTTTCTAATCTAACACCATATTTAGGCGTAATGAATATGTCTGAATTCTTAATAGGTATTTTAGGATAGATTGTATAAGAGTATACTCTACCAAAATCTTTTTTAAATTTTACTCTTGTGTTGTTGTATCTACTCATTAGTTTTCTCTCTTATTTGGATTTATCCACTCAAACCCACCATCTTTTTTACCAGGGCTTCTATCAGGTTGCACTCCTATTACTGGTGATGTTCCTCTTACTGGAAATGTTCCTGAACCATCACCAGATTTATCTGACAACCAATTTAGGTCAAAATGTTTTCCTTTTGCATTTGGTAAGTATTTTCCAATGTAAACAAATTCAACAGTAACTTGAATATAATGTGGTAATTTTAAATTTTCTTCAAACTCCCAAGTTGTTCCGTCTTGTACGGTCATTGTTAAACTTGATAAATAACCAGGTGTTCCGTTATACATATCACCAATGGTTAATTCACAAATTGGACTTACCATTGTGATTGGATTTATATCCGCTACTTGAACTCCAGCATAAGGTGAATCTACCCAATTAGGATAACACAATCCAACCAAGTAATTTAGTTTTTCCCATATAACTGGTAGTTCTTGTCTTGTCATTGGATAAACATCAAAAGTAAATCCAACACTTCGTTGAACTCCTTGATAAACATAAACACTCTCTGGTCTTCCAATGTATCGTTCTGATGAATATTCAGGTGATATCGTGTCGGTAATACCAGATAATATTGCATCAAATACAATAAATTTATCATTTAAAACATCTTTGAATCTAAATGGAATCAAACCCTCTGTTTTTTCTGGTTCAGTATTTCCATATGAAGTTAAATTAGTTCTGTTTACATTTGATGTTCCTTTATCCCCTTTTACTGGTCCTTCAAAAGCTCTACTTACTTTTCTGTGTTCAGAACCTCTACTGATAATATCTTTTCCTTGATTACCATAGTTTCTAAATTTACCATAGGCTTTAGAACGATATTCTCTTAATTTTTGTTCTTGGTCTATGTTGGATAAATCTGAAATTGATTTAAAAGGGTCATCAGAAAAGTTTTTTACTGATTTTTTTATTGATTGAAAGCCTTTATTGATATTATTTAATTGATTTAAAAATGGACGACCATAAAAAATAGCATCTGTTTTAATAGTGTTTTCATATTTACTTTCAATCGGAATGTCTAAAATACCAAATTTTTTTAGTCCTTTTAAAAGTGTATCTAATCCTGATGAAATTGGTATATTGTTTCTATTTTCATCACTTACGGTATCTGAAAGTTGTTTTCTATCTGGATTTGTATTAATATCAACATTACTTTCTAAATCAGTATCTCTTTTACCACTTTTTTGATAAGGGTTATTAGGGGTGTTTTCACCACGAAACTGATTTAATTTTGATTTTAAGTCTACTAGTGCCATTTTTTTATCCTATTGATTCTCTAATCCTGTTTTAATTTGTCCCAACAATCTATTTGCTTCTGCAAAACCTTTTTTGTTTATTGTATTTATATCTTCACCACCACCACCAGCACCAGCCATTGGCATTCCACCTTGTCTTAATCCGGTTAGTTTTTGTATATCGGCTACACCCAATCCTAATTCTTGTGCAAATAATCTAGTCAATTGTGGTGTTAGACCTGCCGTGCTTTTCAAAATACTTGCTAATTCTTCTTGAGCGGCTACCGTATCACCTGCGGCGTTTAAAGCGGCGAATCTTTCTAAACTCACTTGTTTTCCAAGTATTGTGGATAAAGTTTGTTCTTTATTGATTCGTTCCGTGACATCTAACAAACCATCACCTAATTCTACAATAGAACCAAACTCAACACCAACCTTTTTCGCAGCGGCAGCGGCTTTAATTAAGTTCTTTTCTCCTTTTCCGATAAATGATGCAAATAAATCAGCATTAGAAGCAAGTTCATCAATCAATACACCGGATGCTACACCTTGTGCTTGAGCTAAACTAGAAACTACTTCTACCATATTTAGTGATAAGTCTCTTGAATTGTTTGTTAGTGGATTAAACAACGATACTAAGTTTGCTACATTTTCTGCAGAAACACCAGTATTTCTTGATACTCTTGCTAAATCTACAGCGAATTGAGCACTCCCCACACTCACATCACCAAAGGCATTGGCTATCACATCAAATGATTCTTTAACTTGGTCTGCTGATAGTGCGAATTGTTTAGCTAGTAAAGTTTGTTTTTTTAATTCAGCAGATATTCTGATATTTGCTCTTACTCCACCACCAAATTCTTGACTTAGTGCATTGGCTTGTTTTACTAAACTAGTTATTATGGCTAACGCTCCGAGAAGAAGTGTTGGTATTATGAATAATGGGCCTTTTTTGAGTATCATATTTAATACTTTAAATCCTTTTTGTAAACCTTTTACTCCGGCTACTAAACCAGGAAACATTCCTTCGAAGTCTTCTGCCAATTCTTCTTGTAGTTTTTTATTTTGTCCTAATAATTTTAAAGCTTTTTGAGCGTCTTCTAAATCCTCTCCTTTACCCTCTTTAATAGCTTTTTGAACTTTAGCTTGAGCCTTTTCTAAATCTTTAGATGTAGTTCTTAAACCTATACCTTCTAGTAAACTAGTATAAATTCCATCTCTAGTATCTTCTTCTTCTTTTATCAATTTATTAACTTCAAGTTGAGCACTTATTAAAGGTTGATAAGCTTTTTGAACTCTTTTTGGTAAACCTGCTATTACCTTATCGAGACTTTTAATACCGGATTCAATAGTAGCAACTGAATCCGCTACTCTATCTGTTCTTTTTCGCAAGTCTGGTTCTGCCATTTATTTTCCTGATTTATTGTTTGATTGTGATTTATAAAAACTATTATTTAAGTAATCTTTCAAGTTCTTTTCTATTTTTTTGTAATTGACTCCATTTGTCTGCAAACTTAGGGTCTTTTTTTGCCATAGTTTTAACGACGGTTGGTGTTAATCCTTTACCAAGATAATAGAAAAGTTTTTCCATAAAACTTTTTCTAGTTTGTTCTGATACTTTTTTATACTTAGCCATAATATTTTGTTTCAGTAATAAATATCAAGAATTTAGATTTTTATTATTTAAATCCACCTTTTGATTTTTTCATTGCTTGTTCTTGTTGTTGTTTTTCTTGTTCATATTGCTGAATCAGGCGTTTGTAGTAGAATCTACGAAGATAAACGGGTAAATCATATACCTCGTCAAAAGTGAAACCACCTTTTGCATAAAAGATGATTTGAAATATTTGTTCGTGTAAATCTTTTTTATAGTCGGGAGTCAGGCCAAAAAAACTGGGCAGTCATAGGAACTACCACTTTCTCCTTTTCACCTCTACTATTTTCAACTTCAATTCTGAAATCTAAATTTGGACTTGTTTCGGCAACATAATTTCTAAAAGCTAATGAATCAACTGAAAGAAATTCATTGTCAACAAATTCATTAATAGATTTTCTATCGGTTTTTCCGTCAATTGATTTGATTAGATATTTTAACCTTGTTGAATTTTCACGACTAATAGCTTCTTTATCGTTTTTGAATACTTTTTTGATAGCTTCAACTTCAATGTCCATTTCTAATTCGTCTTTGTGTGTTGGAATAGAAAACGTTATTATTCTTTCTGTTTTCGGTAGGGTATACGAAAACGAGTTGATTCCTTTTTCATAATTTGAAAAATCATAATCTTGTGGAACTAATTTTGTTAAATCGGCTGTTCCTTTGACTTGTTCTCCGTATTCATCAATAAAAGAAAAGTCATAATTTTTACCATAAGCCAACACTCTTGCTCCAACTAATATTGCATTTTTATCACCAACCAATACATTATTGTAATTAATTGTTTTATCAACGATTAATGATTCCAATAGTTTGTCTAAGGCTTTTCCTTGTTGAATTAAGTTTGCAGATGTAAGAATATCTTCATCTCGTGCAGTCATATATCTCATTTCTATTTTACCACTTGACAATGGATTGTCTTCTGGGTAGAAATGTCCCTTTGACGGTAAATCAATGATTTCCGTGGGAAATTTATTTTGTGTCATTATTACTCCTTTTGTTAAAACCTTTTAAATAACTATATTATTTTTTACCACCGAAGATTTTTTCAGCACCTGCGATACCAAAACAACCTAA